ATGCACGACGAACCAGTTAACCCTGAGATCGCAGTCGAAGAGTTTCTCGAGAGTAAAGAGCCCGAAGTTAGTGACTCGACAATCCAGAACCTGAGGTACCGGCTGAAGCAATTCCGTCTCTGGACAGACGAAGTCGGGATCGACGATATGCGCGAACTCGACGGACGGGACTGTGAGAAATGGAAGTTAGCGCGGAGCAGCTCCGGGTTAGCGCCGATCACGATGCGACACCACATGCGAACTTTCCGCCAGTTCGTTAGATGGTGCGGTATAGTCGGCTACTGCGAGCCTGATCTCCACGAACTCGTCCGAGTGCCTTCCGTGAAAAAAGCGGATCGTCGTAGTGAGGACTCGATTTCGTACGAACGAGCAAATCGTATCAAGTCGTATCTCAATAAGCTCGAGTACGGCACTAGACAGCACATCATCTTCGGGCTGCTCTGGCATACCGCCATGCGCACAGGTAGTGCTCGAGCGCTCGACTGCTCTGACGTTAAATACGCGGATGACGGGACGATGTACCTCGCTGTCCGTCACCGGCCTGAGACAGAAACACCACTCAAGTTAGCAGATGAGGGCGAGCGTAACGTCACGATCGGCGATCCCGAGCTCGCGTCCGCGATCGAAGACTGGATCAATCACAAACGGCCCTCTGTCGAGGACGATCATGGCCGGGTGCCACTCTTGGCGACGAATCGAGGACGTGTGTCAAGATCGACACTGCGGATAGATATCTATCAGGCTACGCACCCCTGCCTGATAGATGACTGTCCACACGGAGAGGATCGTGAAACATGCGATCATGTTGGCCACGATCAGGCGGGAGGGTGCCCATCAGCGGTGGGGCCCCATGCGATCCGTCGCTCGTCAATCACATCTCATCTCGATCAGGGAGTCCCAAAGGAGATCCTCTCGGAAAGAGCCAGTGTCAATGTCGATACTCTCACCGAGCACTACGATGTCCGGACGGAGGAGCAAGCCCGGACAACCCGACAGGAATATATCGGTGATTTGAGGTTCTGACACTGTTCCTCAACAAAATGACGAAAAGAGAGAAAATAGAGAAAATAGAGAAACAGAAGGACTACCTACAGAATCTGTAGTATCTATATATCGTCTAATTCGCAGTCCTCTTTCCACATATTGTATCTATCACGTTTCGACTTTGGAACTCGTTCCTTTTCTGTTCCCAGTTGCTGCTCAATTTCCTCTAATAGTCTTAGAAACCTCTGGAAAGTCTCTGAACGGATGTGAACCGTGCCAGACTCTAAATCGTCGATGGAGTCTATGTCGAGATTCTCGCTCGAGATTTCGACGGAGAAGGTATTTGCCTCATCAGTATCAGACTCCCCGATCAACCGTCGTCGGAGATCGGTATTTTCCTTTCGTAGTTCTCTATTTTCTTTTTTGAGGGTATTGATACTCTCGACATCTTCTGGACTGATGTTTCCCTTCTCGAGGAAGTGACGAAGATTATCATCGACACCCGGGAGAGAGGGTGACTCCTCATCAATAAAGACTTGAAGTGGCTCGAGATCGGCCTTCTCCTCAATCTCATCATCTGGCATTGTGCTCTACCATCTCAATCACAGTACAAACAATCTTTTGGCTAATTGGGGTATGAAATTTAATATTGAAAGAAATAAGTTCGTTACCTCTACTTTTTCTCTTCCACTCTCACTCACTCCACGTCAGGCTCAGGCATCCGCATGTAGCGCTCAGTCGATTTGATGGTGTAGTTTTGGTGCGTTTGGCCCGAAGCGGGACTCTCCTCGAGGTTGCTCTCTTGACAGACGACGTCGCTTTTCATCCATCCGTAGAACTCCACCACGTTGCCTTGTACACTAGCTGCCACGAAGACGTCAGCCTCCTCGTGCGAGAATCCTTGCTTGACGAGGAGCCAGGGCTCATCATACCTACTCGACTTAATGTCGACGCTGTGCAGCTCGTCTCCGATCAGCACTTCGGCGTCGGTTCCGTCGTCACCAGAGGCACTAATCGAGCGATCGATCGAACCCTCCTCGTAGATTTTTGCAAACGCTTTCTCAGCCTTGATCCCGGTAATATGGACATCCTCGCCACTCGAGTCCGTGTAATTAGTGTCGGACGTCCGGCCCGCCTGGTAGCTCTGATTCCGAGCTTCCGCGATCTCCTCTACGTCTTGGAGATCTTCCCCATCGAGGACGACGGTGATCGTCTTGGCGTCGACGAGGCCTCGACAGTCAGTGGTAGACAATTCGACAGTTTCGCTGCTAGCAGAAGCAGACATGCGACAGACGGAGAGTCTTAACCAACACTGAAGCTGGAAGGAGTCGCCTGTTGGTTAAGACTCGTCGATCAGGTAGCTCAGCAGCGAGCATACCAGAAAAACAGCCAGTCCGACGTGGACTGCTGATATTAGGGCGATAATGATGATTGCGATAGGAGCCGGGATCGTCATTCGAGGCACCTCTGAATGGTGTTGAGTTCCTCAGTGATGCTCCAAGTGTCTGCAGTCCGATCGCGCTGCACCTCGCGCTCGATTAAGCCGACATCGTGGAGGGCCGTGAGTTCCGCAGCCGAAAGATCGAAATCGGAAGCCTCGAACTCGATGTCAGTCGAGTCAGGGAGCATCTCGATCACCTCTCGATTGTTGTCGACAGTGTACGCCTCTCGCTCGTCGACGATGTGGATGTCATCCTCCCGGAGTCCGTCGAGGATCTCCCGCCCTCGCTCTGTAAGCTGGTAATCGATCACACGGCCAGTGTCGATCGGGGCCTCCTCGAGGATACCCTCCAGCCGGAGGGAGTAGACAGTCCCTCGAGAGACGTCGTCGAGTTGCTTGATCCGAAAGGTGGAGCCCTCGACGCCCTCGAGGAAATCCTGGTGCTCGTGGACGATCGCGATCTGGAAAAGAGTGTCAACCGACATGCGACAATTGGGGAGAACTTCTCTCAGTTTCCCCTCTCGGTTCTTCTGTAGTCGGGACGGGTACTTAAGGAGGAAACTAAGTTTTAGCTGAAATCAGAAATCGCTTTGTTAGCCGTGTATCGGACGTAATCTGTGCGTTTTCGAGCCTTCTCTCGCTTCGCGATCGACGAACTCATAAAGATACGCTCGATCCCACTCTGCTCGAGCTCGAAGTCGAACATATCGGCCTCGATCCCCCACCAAGCGATCTTGGATAGGAGGCTTATGTCGCACCGACTCCTGTCTCGATCCCACTTTGCGGAGTTCCACGCCGACTCAGCATCGTTGTAGAGGAGCGCGAAGTCGTCAGAGTGCTTCACACCAGCATCGACTACCTCTTGCTCTCGATTAGTGAGATCGTCGTAAGTGAGACGGCCTGGTACTCCTGAAGCGTCAGTCCCAGTCCACTCTGCGTCCACCTCTCCACTATCATCGGTGGTTTCCACGGGAGAGTTGGTATCGGACTCGTCCATGTACGTCGCCTGCCAGGCAGCGATGATTCCGTCCGGAGCCTGGTTGATCTCCTTGGGGGTACCACGGATCCAGCGCCCGGTAACGGTGAAGAATCGATCTCTATCGTAGATCTCGAAGCCGAGATCATCGTTCTTGTTCTGGTAGTCGCCGTCGAGAGCGTCTTCATCGTAGCAGAGGCTGTGGGCCCCCGTTCCGGATGGAGACACCTCGGCGAAGCTCTTGATCGACGTGAGCACCGTGTGGGCCCACTCGTCCATCACACCATCCTCGTCGATCACGTCGTCGAAGTCGAGGCCGACGACGTCGTTCTCCTCGAGGAGTTGGAAGCCGACACCGTCGAACCCGTCGTCTCCGTTGATCTGTTTCGACTTGTCGACTGCATTCATCGCAGTCTCGAAATCGACGCCGTAATCAGGATTCGTGGGATCACAGTTCCATACCTTAGCAGGGTGCTCCGGATTCTTTGGAACCTTCTTCCATTTATCGTCCTCAGGTTTGTATTTAGCTCTATAACAGATCCAGTATTCCATTTCTTTCAGTTCATCTGGCACACAGAACTCCCCTTCCTCAATCATTCGTTCGTTGATAGCTTCCTGTTCCACTTCGACAGTAGATGCACTCGAGTTTTCGGTAACAGACATCGTTTGCGACGTAAACGGAAATTGTTTAGAAAGCGATTACTGCCAACCCATCCAGAACATGGAGGTTTTCGTCTTCTTCGAGCCAAGCGTAGCGTTGCTCGAGGACTCGGCCTCCGGGGCCGTCCCGAGCTCACCATCCTCCAGGGCTGGCTCATGATCGTGCTCGAGTCCGATCTCGTCGTCTTCTCGATCATACCGAGGGAGTTCCTCGTCGAACTCCATCTGATCGTCTCGAGCAGCGCTTGGTTGGTTGTGAGCGTCAATCGCCTCTGCAGGAATCTGGTACCTCATTTGCGACATCGGAAGAGAACTGCTCTCAGTTCCCCCAAGGCAATCCGTCAGTAGTCCGCGCGAACATATAAAAGATAATTCCAATATGGATCTATGTCATCAATCTTCTTCGCGTTCATCAAAAACCTCAAGCGCCTTTATTCCAAGATCTTCGGAAATATCTCTGGCAAGACTCTTCGTTGACTGGTAGGTAGAATACGTAGATCCACCGTCAAGACGCATAGATTGGCTTTGTTCTGCCTCTTGTAGCGCCAACCATGCTTTGTCAAGGAACTCATCATCTGTTTTTTCGATAGCTTCAATATATTCGCTAAGGTTTTTCCAACAATACTCTTCTAAATTCTCTCTTAGATCGTCACGGTTTTCTGTTGTTATGAATGGGATATAGAAATACTTTACCCACTCATCTACAGTAAAAATACCACCTGATTCTTCATCACGTACTAACGAAAGAGTTGTCTCTTCTCCATTTCCATTAGCGTAATCTGTGCCTTCAAACACCTCTTCCACATAATATTTGTATATTGGCATAAACCGTTCAAGGCTATTCAATTTTGATTCCAGCATAGACATTCGGCCACCAATATGGGATTTTCCCCTGAACTTTTGATAGGCGTCAAGTTCTCTATAGACATCTTTGAACATCCCACTCAATGGATCATATGGTAACTCTCCATGAGTGCCGATCCTATGCGTTTCATCAAAGATTGGCCGGAGAACTGTGTCTCTTGTATCTCGCCATTGGGCATACTTATGCTGGAGTGATGCTCCAATAACAGAACCAGCAATTGCTGAGGTTCCTGCAACAACAGCACTCATTGGGATATTCGAGAGAAGTCCACCAAGCATATGATTGATTCTTCGTTAGAAATCTATGAGTCTACTGATTACATATAAGTTGTCTACCAAAATACACGATAGAGGGTGTGTGCCTTTCTTTTCATCAGTGTACATATCTGTACATCTAAAACAAACTATTAGACGTCCAATCTCGAGGGAGCGAGGCCTGCTCGAGGGGGATTAGACGGCCAAATATCGGCTCGAGAACGCATCCTGAGCCGGCGACGTCGACTCCGATGGAGAGCCCTCGGGGAGAAACAGAGCCGAATAGCCACCGAGCTGCAGCCTCGAGTGGGCTCAGAGTATGTCGACGTAGTCGGCGATCGGCCTCGAGGCGTAGAGTGGGGATCGCTCTTGGGAGAAACAGGCAGATCTCCGCTCGAGGATCACAGTGGGGATCGAGAAGGCCATAGTCCGCTCTAAGGACGACGTTGTCGCTCCTGGGGGATCCGGCTGTGCTACTGCTTGAGTGGGCCCTCGTCTGCGCAAAGAGCGTCACGATCCCGTCCTGGCCAGCGTCGACGTCCACATCAACTCGAGTGCTCTCCTAAGGGATCGGGCGAGCTCAGACAGGAGTGGGGATCCAATCGGTACTTAGACGTCGATCGATGTCCGCGCCTGCTGGCTGACAATGGAGAGACTAGCACTATCGCTGGTGGTATCTACAGTGGAACGATCTCCTGTCGCGTCCGTGAGTCGATGTCTCGATTGGATGGTGTACCCTGTGGGGGAGGACTCCTTAATGGTAGCTGTGGAGTGAGCCCCATGGGGAGAGACTGTAGTACTGCTGGGACTGTAATTGCTACCAGAGTCACCAACACCCCGTGAGCCCTCGGCTCCGTACGAGCCCGCTCGTCGGGATATCTCGCAAACCGCGCTCGATAGGGCCCGACGAGCGAACTCGTGCGGGCCTCGCCCTCACAGTCCACCAGGCGTCGCGTCCGTCTGCTGGGGCAGACGAACGCTCCTCTACCGCAACAGGATAGGCCCCGCTGGAGGGGAGAGAGGGAGAAGTGGAGTGATTGACGTGATCCACCACAACGATCGTAACCTGAGTCCGCCAGAACTGTAATTGAGATTCAGCCCCTATACTGAAGTCCCGACAGTTTGCTCGAGCGGGGCACCTCTCCCAGTGGACTCGAGTTCCCACGGAAGGTTTTTGTAGTGCTCGAGTCCGATCCACTCCGATGGGTGGTTATTATCAGAAAGTGAAGAGGATTCAGACGAACTAAACAATCTGATAGTTCCCCGAAACTCGAGACTCGAAGCTGTTAACGAATACTGTTTACAACTATGGAGCCAGAACAATCCTGCCCAGAGTGTGAAAGTGGTATCATGATTCCAAGTAGCGGTTGCAGTTACTGCCGATCGTGTGGCTATTCTCCCTGCAAGTAGCAGGCTCGGATCCCACCTATAGTCACAGTCCATTCTGAGGGGGCTCACGTCGCTCGAGATCGATCGCACTCCCTTCCGAATGGTTTCCATCGTCGCAATATAGAAATCGCTCAGATCGTCTCCCATAGCTTCTGAGTGGAATTGCACTGAAGTTAATTCTACTACGTTGCTAAATCGACGCCGACGCCCACTTGTCTGAAAGCTCTCAGTGGCCTCATAAGAGATTCCTCGAGTCCGGAATGTGGTTGCCTTTCAGCGCCCCACGGATCGCACTGAGTCGACTGTGAGCACGCTCAGATTGGATCCCAGCGGGCATCGATAGAGCCGATCCCCGGCCTGGCTCGAGCAGGAGGGGTGTCCACTCTCCTGAGCAACCCCCGGGGGCCACTACGTTCTGTTACAATACAACAGTAGTACTATTAGTATTGTATTGGGGGTTGTCACAGTGTAGGTGTAGTTGTTGATAGTGGATAGCTGTAGTGTAGGATACTACTGCTGTTTCGTTCAAACGTACTACGATCCGTTCTATACTACAGCGACAGCTACCGCTACGGAGAGCACTGCATCAAAGATACAGTGGCTCTCCTCACCGCAACATAAGGAGTGGCCCCTGTTGAAGAGGGAACAACACCAGCAACGGAACGCTGTACTCTCCAAGGGGAAGGCAGTGGGCCTGGTGTCAGCTCCGCCTCGAGGGCTGCACTGATCCGCCTCAAGCGTCGACGTCGTCGTCGGCCTGGACTGCGAGCTCGCTCCGTCCCGATCTCCGAGATCTCCAGCCAGAACGGAGTCCAGTCGTTAACGAATACTGGTTACGCACTTCCGTCAACAGATACTGATTACACCCCTCGAGTAGCCTCCTACCAGATTCATTTAGTGCTAAGCAATGTGGTAGTTTCGCCTCTACTGGTGGCTCTTGTCAGAAAGGAGAGGACTACCTCCTCGAGTGTGAGCTGTGCATCCCCCTCCCCCTCGAGCCGGCGTCCCCTGTCCAATGCTACAGGATCACCATCATCTCTTATCATCAACTGTGGAAACTGCTGTCGCCGTCTCTCTACCCTCGAACCCTGGCCCTACTCCGCTCGAAGGGGGATCCACTCCGCTACAACCAGGCCGGGGATCGAGCCCGCTATAGCCAGCCTGGGATCCAGTCGCCCTCGAGCCGGCGCCCTGGGATCTAACAGTGCGACGACGTCCGACAGTACTGTGAGCTCGCGACGCCGTCGACGTCCTCCGAGGAGTGGCTATTTTATTCATCTTCTAACTGTCCGATACTTTTCTTACATACCAACCTGTGGGAACTGCTGTCGCTGTCTGTTACGATCAGAGTGCATTCCCTCCGCTCGAAGTCCTGGCCCTCGTACGCTCGCAGCTCGAGGAGATCTCCAGTGCACCCATTCGATCGAATTATTGCTCGCTCTTTCTCGAGCGTCGACGATGTCGCGATCTATCGCGCTCGAGTTCGCTGTCAACTGAGCGCGCTCACTGTCGACGTCGATGTTGTTCACTCGATTGGTTGACGACATCGCCCTCGAGCTCGATCCGATTTTGGGCAGAATCTTTCGCTCTCGCCCTCTTTCGATGCCCGCTCTGCAGTGGTGCTGAAATATGGATGGGGGTTTTCTAATTTGGTGGTTACTATGGGCCCAGAAGTCAGGAGTGATACTCTTTAGATATCCCTTCTATTGATTCCTCACACTTCTCGTAGATATTTGGATTGTATCTTTTAACTTGCTCCGCAAAAGTAATGTACCCTGCTTTTTCACTAGCCTCTGAAGTATCTAAACCTGATTGCCTCAACTCTATGGCCTCCTTTCTGTCCCTGTATTTCTCGCGGAAATCAGTGCCCCCACTACTGAACATTCGACAACGTTCCATATCATAATACTCCTCGCTTAAACATTCTGTAGCTTTCAATATTTTTGGATCTCTCTTTACCTTTCCGAGCGGGAGGCATACTTCTACGGAGACTGTATTAGTGAATTCTATATTATAAAGTGATGGCACTTCCAAGTCAACTAACTTATTGTTCACTACAGAAGCATACATTTCCGCATTATCAGCTATATGGTTGAAATTATGATTAGTTGGTGTGAAGAGGAGTTGGAATTCTACTTTCCCTGGTATATTGAAGTCAGTTCCTTCATAAAAATACCGCCTCATTTTGTTAAACTGGCGTATAATCTCATTTGCACCTGTTGACTCCTTTACCGCCTGTTCAGATTTCACTTCTGTCACTATTCCTTTCATCGGATACGGCCAGGCTTCTATCGGTTCTGGATCTACCTTATGTTCCCAGACATTATCCTCATACTCGTATAATTGGTAGAGATCTACTATTCCTCGTGTTCCATAATGGTTATAATGATACTCTGGATAGACAGAATATTCCACATTAGATTTGAACTCTTCAGGATATATGTCCTCTACTGGATATCTATTTTCCAATCCATCTGTCTCTTCTCTCCCAGACTTGATCAAATGGTTTGTAATATCATCTTCCGTGATACTCATACGACTTCATGTAAGTGGTTCATAACAGAAATGTTTTGCCCAATTATCTAACAAGTGGTGGCATCTTATCTGAATAGAATCTCGTTGGGGAGAATATTCCCAAGAAGGGTAATCTCGATATTCGCTCTGCAGTGGTGCTAGAATATGGAAGGGGTTTTCTCCTACAGCTCAACCTCGATGTCGAACGTGTGTCTTGGTGCGTGTGGACTGTTAGGATCATCTTCCTCCTCCACCAGGTGGCTGTGAAGATAGAGATCAATCTCGAGCCCGTAGCAGTTGAGCTCGTCCGTGAGAAGGGTGGCCACTTCCTCCTCGAGTCGAGCCATATTTCGATCGAACTGATCGTAGTCGGGATCTCCATTCCGATCCTTCGGTACTGGATTGATATCATCGTACCCAGAGACGCCTGCTCGCTCTTCGAGAGTGTACGTCTCGTCGATTCTGATAGTAATACGGCCGTCCCAGGTTCGATTTTCGATCACTTGTGGTGCTGCATACTCGGAGATCACGTCTTCGAGAATATCGAGGATAACTTTCGCATTGGATATATTCGTAAATTTCCCCCGAGCGGAACTCACGTTCTCAGAGACAGCTTGCTGGCTTACTCCCCGACGATCTCCCCAGTTCTGTTGCGACTCACCGTACCATTGGACTGCGACGTAGTCGACAGCTTCGGCTGGAGTTAGATCGGTTTCTTCGACGAGTGTCAGCACGAGTTTGTCTTCCATCATTACAAGCTATGCTTGTACTCCCCTAGTTAAATATCTGTTGGGAACCGCATGGGTGGTTTCCGTTGGATGGATATCTTTCTCTACCAATTGACAAAGTCTACCCCGAAAAGAACCAGTTTGATAGGACTATGATCCAAGATTCAAACAGAATCGGCAGTAGGCGTCGGGACAGTTAGAATCGAAAGGGAGTACGATAGCCTCGTATAATTAATTATATCGACTCGTACTACGCAACCTGTTCTCTCAAATCCAGTGCCCTCTGTTTCGATCGGGTAGATATCAGTCTATCAATAACTCTTTCTCCCGTGCCAACTCAACGTCGTAGTGGATCATGGCGCCGATCGTCCTCAAGGCCGTGCGCTTCTGTTCGAACAACCACCGTCGCTGCGGGAGCGGTGCCCCCTTACTCTGGCCCCTATCCTTCTGCGGTTCCGAGAGGCAACTTCTGAATCTCCGATTCAGGAGTCTGCCTCGACGAGGGAGCGGAGATATCTTCGATATCTGCGCGCCCGTTGTGCTGTTCCTGTTCTTCTATAAACGGAATATCCCTTCATTCAAAACGAACACGTAGTTACGTCCCATTAGAATATTTTTCTTCCAGTAAAAGTGCGACAGTACGAAGGGAAAGGAAAAATGGAGACTGGAGAGTGCGCCCTGACGTCCCTACACCAATGGATCGACGTCGAGAAGAAAGCAGACGTCGGATCCAAAGACGGGCTGTCGAGCCCGACGTGTTCCTCCTGGGCCAGTACTTCATTCCTGGCGCCCCAACACGGCTTCGGGAAACCTTGTACCCTCGAGAATGCAGTAGGATACGTGGTTTACGCGAATACGGCGCGGGCTTACTTTACTGCGACAGTGCGACGTTGCGACGTAGGAGATGGGAGTGGTGAAGGGTGATGTCGATCACCGATCCCGAGTGCAACTGAGTCTAGGGCTTCGACTAATATAAGTGTTCTGCATAGATGAAATACGGCTTAACTTGAGTGAAAGATTTGTAATCTCAACACCACCGAAGTGTAAGGTGACTGTAACCCCTAATATGAATAGAAGAAGGGTGAATCGGCCTGTTACCTCTTTCGACTACATAATCACGATCCCATCCCGGGATGCTGATGATTTCGTCCAAACGACAACGGAGATCTTCGATATGGCGATCCAGCTCCCCAATACCTACGTTACGATCGATGTGGAGTCTGAAGACACCATCATCGGGATCGCTCGAGAGGACGTTGAGATGTATCCTGGTATTGTCGAGCACATCCTCGGCACTGTTCACGAGTACGAGAAGATGATCGACGCTCGGGAAACACACAACCGACACGCTGAGGATTTCGATTTCGACGATTATCGCGACTCCGACGACGAATAATATACACTATGTCTGTTACTGAACCCACTGGCGACGAATCGGAACTGGACGACTACGAGATCAACGACTACGACGTTACGATCCCTGTCGACATCACTGCGTTCGATTCCTACGAGGAACTCGAACTCACTGTTGTCGAGACAGCAGCGGATTCGATCGTCGATTACGTCGACGAACTCGACGCTGACGACAGATCGTACGTGACGACGAAAGTTGATCTCAATTCGGAGGAACTCGAGGACGTCTTCCAGACGGATGACGACGACGTCGAGATCGTCAACGTCCAGACTCGAACCCGACTCGGAATTGTGGGTGAATAACCATGTCTAAAGTCGAATGTGAATACTGTGGTGACGAATTTGAGGAACAAGGACTGGCGACTCATCAGCGCTTCTGTGATGAAGCTCAAGAGGCTGACTCCGAAGGAGATGTAGAGTACTCGGAACTCGAGGAAGCCGTCCTCGAGCGCGATGAGCGCTCCTGTGAGCGATGTGACGACGAAGATCACCTCGTAGTACACACGATCGATGAGCGATACGACGACGATATCCGGTATCTGGTGACGCTCTGCGAGGACTGCGAGGCCGAGATCGAGGGCCTCCATCCCCGGACGAAGCGGACGAAGATCGACGAATAGCCCGCCTGTTACCTCAATCCACGAGAATTGTAATAATGCCAGAGGACGAATTAAACGATAGAAGCCGACTCTACGCCCACTGCTCCGAGTGCGATCGAGTCTTCGAGAACGAGCTCGTTCTGCAGTACCACGAACGGACTGTGCACGGCGTGGACAACTACTGACTACGTTCGAATCTACTACAAATGTCTGAGAATAAGGGTGGTGCTCCTGAGAATAACGGGAACGCCGAGACTCATGGACTGTACAGTGATCGTGAAAAACTCTACCAGCGTCTGAGTGATAACGAGCAGCAGCTCGTCGTTCAGATCAGCACTGATCTCATCGACAAAGTCGACGGAGAGATCGACGCCTACACTCGAGAGGCGATCCGGAATATCGCTGTCGACACTGTCAAGCGGAATCGAGCGAACGAGCACATCGTTGCCGAAGATCTTGTTCGAGACGGTTCCGAGCGATCCGATCGTGTTCAGCAGGCCTATTCTCGCCTTGTTCGGGACACGACTCGGGAGATGGAGAAGCTCGGACTCCTCGATCAGGGCCCTGAAATGAAGAAAGCGGAGGCTCAGGAGGGCTGGATGAGCCAGATTTCGGACGCAAAAGACGCGTCTGACGACGAATAAGAGGCCAAAATAACCCGATTTTCGGCCGTTTTCACCCCGATATCAGGCCGATTTCAGGCCGATATCACCCCGATTTCACCCCCTAAATCCGGCCATTTTCGGCCGTTTTGACGCTCTGTCGCAATGGATTCGGAACAGGAACACCCCCTTCAGCCCTACGTATCTGGGAAAGATCGGTACGTAAACTTCGCCCAGGACGTCCTTGGAGTCAATCTTGCCGAGGTTCAACAGCGAATTCTCCGGGCTGTCACCCAGAACAAGCACCTCATCATCGTCTCAGGCAACGGTGTTGGGAAGTCGTTCGCTGTTTCTGTTCTGAATCTCGCGTTCCTCTACACGAATCCGAACTCGACTGTCCTGATGACGTCTGGCTCGTATAGCCAGATGACTGAGGCGACGTTCAAACCGATGACGTCGCTGCTGAAGCAGGCTCGGAACAACGGAGTTCCGCTCGAGGGCCAGACGAAGAAGTCGCCACCGAGAATCGAATTCGAAAACGATCCCGAGCACTACTTCCGCTGTGTCTCCGGACGATATCCGGACAACCTCGAGGGCCGTCACAACGAACGTGTCCTCGTTGTCGTCGACGAGGCCGACAAGCCGGACATCTCGATGGAGCACTTCGACTCCGCCCAGTCCTCGATCACTGACGACAAGGATCGGATGGTTGTGATCGGGAATCCACCTCGAGACGAGGGTAATTCCCTGTACGAACTGATGACGGATCCACGCTGGGAAGTCATCCAGTTCTCCTCGTTCGACTCTCACAACGTCCAGGTGGACGCTGAGATCGTCGAGGGGGAGAAGCTTCCTGGCCTCGTCGATCTCCAGCAGATTCGTGAGGACTGGAGATCTTGGAACCGGAGCAATTTCCCTGGCGTCGAGGACTGCCTCGAGATGCTCGAGGAGGATGACGAAACAGGAATCCTCACGGCCTCGGATTCCGGGCTCGATGAGCGATTCTATCGTCGTCGACTCGGCGTCATCCCTCCAGATGGATCGAAGTCCGTACGTCCGTTCTACACAGAGGACGTCACATCGGCTGAGAACGCCTGGCAGTCGATCGAAGACGAAGAGGTAGTGTACGACGCATACGGCGTCGACGTCGCTCGAGGAGGCGGTGATCGGACTGTAATCGTCGGGATTACTCCCGAACGTGTCGACGTGCTCGCGAACGTCGAGAGTCCAGGCGATCACTCTGTCAACAAGCGACTCGTCGAGCGTCACGTCCATGACGAGACTACGCCTGTAATCATGGACGCGATTGGTGAGGGTTCCGGACTCGCAGACGAGCTCAATCGGACGTACAACGTCACTCGATTCAAGTCCAGTGAGAACGCTCGGCAGAAAACCAAGTACAATGACTGTCGTACTGAGGCGCTCTGTGAGTTCGGAAAGTGGCTCGAGAACGGCTCCGTCGAACCGCAGAGTGATCTCACTACGGAACTCCGTGCAGCGTCGCGACACATCGAGCTCACTGAGAAGGAACTGAAGTCCGGGACGACGTGGAAGGCGACGTCGAAGTCGAATCTCAAGCAGAGCGATTCTCTCGGACGGAGTCCTGATCTTCTCGACGCTGCGACTCTCGCAGCGTGGGGACTGAACGTCGAACAGGCTACCTCGAACGCCGGCTACGGATTTTACTCGTACTGACTGACGACTGACGGTTTGACTACTAATTATGAGTTTTCGAGAACGAATTACGAACGGTACGAAGAATTTTACCGAATCTATCCTCGGCTACGGGGATCCAGACGTCCAGACGGAGAACCGTCGAGGAGACTATGCACTCTACTCGTACGGTGACGATGTCGGAAAGGTACGCCCCAACAAGGGAGATCTCGAACACTACTGGGATCAGTACCTCACAAGTCCACTAATCCGGGTTCCAATCCGGATGTATGCGGAAGACATCACGGAACCTGGGTATCGCGTCGATGCTGACGATGATGAGCTCGAAGCCGAACTCGAGAAGTGGCTCTCCCAGTCTGCAATCATCGCTGGTGAGAGTCACCGGGACTTCTCCGAAATTCTCGAGGGTGCGATCATCCAGAAGGAAGTCCGGGGAACTGCCCTCGCTGAAGTTGTCCCGAAGAGGGACGATCCGAATGGTATCTGGGGCTTCCGTCTGATCAACGTCTCGACTGTCAACGCCTACACCTACGAGGATAAGGCTGTACTTGTTCGTCCTGAAGACACTGAACTAGACGGTGTCCAGCTGAACCAGCGTGGTGAGGCAGCTGCATACGGACAGTGGGACGACGGTGCGATCTCGGGCCCGTTCCCTGACAGGACTACGGTTCCCCTTTCACAGAACGATCTAGTCAAGATCGTCCAGGATCCGGACACGAGCGACATCTTCGGCTCCTCGACGATCGCTCCTGTCTCGAAGGAGATCGACGATCTCTATCGAATGCTCGACGATCTCGGTGAGGCAGTCCACATGAAGGGCTATCCGCACTGGATTTTCAAACTCGGAGAGCCCAACGGGGATGTTAGCCAACCTCGAGCCGGAATCTGGCCCGAGGAGGAGATGAAGAACTACCGAGACTCCCATAAAGAAGGAGATTGGGAAGTCGGGCAGAAGGACTTCGTCCCTGGTGACGTAGAGGTTGAAACGATCTCGAGCGACGTTCCCGAAGTTCAGGAGGTGCTCGACTGGTACGTCGAAGAGATCGTCAGTGCGATGCCGGTTCCGAAGTACAAGGTTGGGTTCGCTGGCGAGATCAATCGCGACATCACTTCCGAACAGTCTCCCCAGTACGAGCGGAAGATCGAGAAGGAGCGCCGTCGACTCGAGAACGTCTTCGAGCCCGTCCTCGAGCGGAAAGCGAAGGAACTCGGGTACGGTGAGAACGCTGTCGATAGCATCCGACTCCGGATTGAGGAACCACACGAGCAGAACCCACTCCAACGCGACGACTTCGCCGTCGACGATTTCTCGAAGTTCGCACAGGGACTCAACCGTGCGTCCGGAGGATCGCCTCAGGAGATCGTGAGTCCGGATGAGGTTCGAGATATGCTCGGCCTCCCATCTCGAGACGAAGCCGATCAGTTCGACGGAGACGAACTTGACGAGGAAACTGAGGAGTCCCTCGACGCCTACTTCGAGGAGTTGTACGACGAGCCCGCTGTCCCAGACTCGATTGAGACTGAGGACGGAGGTGAGCTCGAGGAAGACGAAGAATCTAACGAATAAGATACATATGTATAATAACTACTTTACCAATCATGGAAGTGGGGGAGAGGTTCGAGTATATGATAATACTGGAACATATGTAGACTCATACGGTTACTCAAATTTTGGACAGTATGGGGCAGAATTCACTGTACAAGATGACTCTAACGGATTTTATACAATCTATTATAATGGAGAGGATAAACTAGCAAAACACGATAAATCAAACTCGTTATCTAACGTCTGGGAAGTTAGTACTGGTGTTAATCCTAAAAGTCTATATCTTGGTGGAAATGGAGAATATTTACTCATATCCGGACACGACAATGATCTTATAGCCAAATCTGCAAGTGATGGATCTGAGTTATGGTACACTACTCTTGGATATACAGAAACTGATATTACAATATCAAGCACTGGCGATATTATAGCCACTGATGGCAGCGATATTTATGAGTATGATAGTAGCGATGGATCAGAGATAAAATCAATAAGTCCAGATCAGGGTATAACTGCTATCACCCGAGACGATGATGATAATTATGTCATTGGAACATCTGGAATTGGTATTGCTAAAATAGATAGATCAGATGGATCTACTATCTGGGAAATTTCCCCCAACTATGGTAGTCTAGATTCACTGTATAGGGACGATACTGGAAGATACTATGGTTATACAGAAAACGCAGACATTGGTGTTGTTGACGACACTGGATCTAAACTTTGGTGGGAGCAGTACGACTATAACGACGATCCAGGAGGGCCACTGAAACCGTTAAGAACATCTAGTGGTGACTATAAGGCAGTATATTATAACTCAAATTACGGGGATACAATTTATGTAGATCCAGAAACTGGGGGTGAAGATACAAGAATATCAGGAACTGCTAATTGGGATGATTATACGACACATCCAAACTATACGGCTCAACCCGATTCATGGATAAAAACTACTAATTTCTCCGGTACAGTGAAGTTAGATGGATCGGGTGTCGAGGGAGCAGAGATTATCCTAATTGAAGATGAGACTGATGAAGTCCTTACTCGAGTATCGAGTAACCCTGATGGAACCTGGAGTGCTGAGGTGAAAGATACGACAATCCACGCAGTAGCCCAGTACAAAGACAGTAATGGGAATATCTACAACTCCGAGAGCTACCCGTACGTCAATGAGTAGACAAGATGACGTATTCTCCACCAGCGAACGATAGTATTGACTTCGAGATCTCCCAGACGTCTTCGACGTCGACGGATAGTCTCAACTTCGACTTCACAGATTCTGTAACGAAGTCTGCGAGCGTCTCCTCGACGTCTGCATCTGCTGCCCCTCAGACTGCTACCGGATCAATCTCTGCGTCTGCAGCATCGACAGCTACGAGTGCTCAATCCTCTCTACTAACCACTACCGCTGGTGTTGGAGTGGGGGCCTCCTCGACAGCTACGAGCGCTCAGTCCGGAACACCAACAGCACAGGCTACTTCTGTTGCAGTTCCATCACTATCTTCCACTGGTAGTGCAACAACGTTTGACACCGTTTCTACCTCGAGTCAGACGGTGATCTCTCCGACTGCCACGTCGAGCTCATCTACCCCAATTAGTGCTGATGGTAGTATCGGACTCAATGCATCGGCTTCCACAACGGGTGCTATCGGATACACCATCCAACCTGGAGTTGCACACGGGTTAGTTGCTAGTACCAGTGATCCGCAGGGCGTCTCTGACTTCGATACTCCGTCTGTTCTCTACGGTGGACAGCCTGTTGAGTCTGAGTACAGATTCGCGTTCGTCAGAAACGACGATATCCTCCTCAAGCTCGACGAAACAGGATCCGAGGTTTGGAGAACGAGTATAGATTACACTCCATTCGATGCAGACGTAGACGTTGATGGGAATACCTACATTGTAGACTACAATGGAGATCTCATCTCCTACGACGCTGATGGAAACAAGCGTTGGGGCCCGACTAATACGTCTAATTCCTACTACAGAGTCAAGGTTAGCGAAAACGGAGGCGTCTACCACCTCGACAGTGATAATTACCTCCACAAAGTGAATCCCGAGACTGGTGAGCTCGAATGGAGCGACGTCGAGATCCCCAAACGATACGCTGATACTGACGGTGTATTCCAACCCACTAATACTGGACGTGTTCTTACTGCAACGTACAACGATACTCATGATTCGTGGTTCTACGGTGAGATCGATAGTGATGGGAATAAACAACTGGAGGTAGAGGTTACTGAAACTAGTATAGAGGAATTCATCGTTGAGGATGAGACGTACGTGACTGTCATTGGAGATCGTCACTGTAAGATCAACAGAGATACTGGTGAGGTGGCCAACGATCCCACTACCATCCAGAATAGTGGTAACTATGCTACTGACGTAGATAGTAATCGAAATTACTACTACGTCACAAATGAGGAAGTTGTAAAATATAACATCGATAACGGGGAAGAGTGGAGAACGAGTCATCCATATCCACCATGGAGGATGGATGTTACTGACTACGGACGGCTCTACGTTGCGTATAGGAATGACTCGTCTAACTGGGTGATGCGAGCGTACGATACTGAGACTGGAGATGTCTTATTAGACGGACACGAAGCTAACTACAGGTACGCTCCTGCGATGTACCCCGATGCTGAATCGAATCTTGGGGCATGGAGGACAACGTACTCTGCAAGTATTCAGACGAATAGAGTCAATGGTTCTGGATCTACAGCAAACCCCTCGAGTATGGGGATTGCATCTTCAGAGAGTACTACTACACCGTCGAGTGGAAGTCCGACTGCCACTGACGTCACCGCAGGGGCTTCCACAGGTAGTGAAGTGGTTGGAGGCTCCGGCACTCCATACTCACCAGGCGCGTTCGTTCTCTCGAACGCTGAACCATCGTCTATCAGTGGGACGTCGTCGATCGATAGTCCGGACGCCTTCACTGGGATGGTGGCTACTCCGTCGACTGTGAACGCTCAGACGGCGTTCATTGCGATTGAGGTTGCAGCTGACGAGGCAAGTGTGTATGCTGTCAATGCCTCTGGATCCCCCCTCCAACCAACTGTGACGTCTCAGGTGAATCCTGAGAGCGATCTCTCGACTGCGACGTCTGGTGTGATCGGAATCGATGGGTTCGCTTCGAGCTCGATCACAACGTCGACGATCTCCTCGAGCGCAACCCCCGTAACTGTATCCGGACACCGCATTGTTGGGGGAGTGTCTGGGATCACTGATGCTATCGGATCTGTGATCACGTCTGACGCGACGAGCCTGGCCAGCCCTACTACTGAACCAACCATCGCGTCGTCAAAAACCACTTCACCTCCCGTGGCAACCTCCGCTGTTGTGGAGAGCACTCCTTACAACAGTACGGGTGTCACAGTTACATCGGATGGAGAAGGGAAAGTAACGGCGTTCTCGGAGACACAGAAGGCCATCACATCGTTTGTTACTGCACTCGAGTTCACTACCCCAATCCGAACACTCGGCTCCTCAGCGAACAATCTGACGCTCTCTGAAGGCAACGAGAGCACTATCAATTCGAGTCAGAACTCGATGGATGTGGATAAGTCTCAGTAGACTGATGCGCTGATAGTACGCTACTGAGGCTTGATGTTACCTCGATATGGCAGAATTGTAATGTAATTATAGCCCCTAAGGGTAGGTACGGAGCGTTTCTTCTCTACTGTCGCAGGCAAATCCTGTCGAGATCTCGATAGACACGAAACTACGTTTTCAATTCATTTATGCCACATCTACACAACGAAGGAGAGCTCCTCGTTCTCAACGGCGCGTTCGATGGACGTGAAGTTGAGGCAGGGCTCTATAACGATGCAACGGACGCCCTGTCCGATGGTAGTACGTACAGCGATATCACTACGGAGCCCTCCGGTTCTGCGTATGCTACGCAGAGCGTCACCGGGCCCTCGGTTTCCCAGAACGCTGACAACGACGCCCAGGTTGATCTCGGTGAACTCAGCTACGATGTGAGCGACTCGTCGCAGAACGTCGACGCTGTCTACGTTCGAGACGTTTCGAGCGGTGATCTGATCTGGACGAGTGCTCTCGATCAGGAGTACGATCTCGGTTCGATCGATACCCTCGATCTCTCGAGCCCCGGAATGACGCTCGACTAATTCTGGTGAAATCTGATGAGTGAGTTGTTCCACCTCAAGGCCGACGACACTGCCCCTGCACTAGAGGCGACTCTAACGGACGCAGCGGGCAACTCTGTCGATCTCACTGGAGCGGAGGTTTCGTTCCGACTCCTGAAGCCTCGAGGTGGAGAGACGGTTGTGGACTACGGAGCAAGTGTTCCTTCCCCCGAGGAAGGCCGTGTCCGCTACGTCTGGAGAGATGAAGATACTGGTGAATCGGGCCGGTATCGGGCCGAATTCGCTGTCGTATATCCAGATGATTCTGTCGAGACGTTCCCGAACGACGGGTTCCACGACGTCGTTATTACTGAATAAATAGATATGACTACTGATACTACTGACACCGCCGAGACTGAGCATACCGTCCAGCCTGAGACTCCGACTGGAGTCGCACGGTGTGCTGAGCTCGACGGCCAGTCTGCGCCCTATACTGTCCACGGCGTCGCCATCGGGGCTGACGAGGTAACCTACGGACAGAATGGTGCTAAGTTCTGGCCCGCAGAGGAACTCCAGCGTTCTGTACAGTCGCTCGTCGGTGTCCCGCTTACGAAAAACCACGTTGACGATCGCGTCGAGAGCGTTATCGGTGAAGTCGTCGACGCTGGCTTCGAGGAAGACGTCGGTGTCGTCTTCGAGGCCGAAGTCGACGACGAGGAGATCGCGACGCAGATTGCTCGAGGCCGACTCGAGGTGTCGATCCACGCAGTCCACACGACTGCTGGTGAGACTGCAGACGGCGCACGGATTGTCGAGAACATCCGGTTCCTCGATCTCTCCGTCGTCCCCCGTGGTGGCTCGCCGAGCAACACTGTAGAGGCGGGATCCAGCCCGAGCGAGGCAATTGCGTCGCTCTCTGCCGACGATGTGGCTGGTATGCTAACTGAGGACACTATGACTGACGAAACTGAGGAAACCACGGACGAAGTCGACACTTCGGCCGAGGAATCCGAACTCTCCGAGGAGCCCGAAGACGTTCAGGAGGAAGCAGAGGCCTCTCAGGCCGACGCAGAGCCCGAGGACGTCGAAGAGGAGGCTACCATCGAGAGTGAGGACGAACCGGCTGAGGAGACGGCTGAACTCCGTGAACGTATTGCTGAGCTTGAGGCCGAAAATGAGGAACTCGAAGCGGAACTCGAGAGCGTTCGGATGGAATACGCCGAGCGTCTCGCAGAGGACACTGAGTTCTTCGAGGCCTCCGAGCTGGCAGAGAAGTATCGCTTCGAGGAATTGAAGGAGAAGTTCGACGAGGCGGAGGCCTCCCTGGCCCCCGAGCCCACCGAACAGGAGGAGTCGGTTCCGGCTCCCCAGACTGGTGACGTCGAACAGTCCGAACTCTCCACTTCGACTGACGAGTCTGTCGAGGCGGAGATCAGCGAACTCGAGGAGAAGATCGAGCAGTACGATCGGATGGGCTTCGATGCTGCGAAGTCCGAAGCAGAGCAGCGCCTCGCTGAACTTCGGTGAGTTCGCGTTGAACTCACCAATGCTAGGCAATTCTATGTAGAATCGCCTAACTTCGCGAATAGTCTCGCGTTATAAATCACTGATTCTGCGAGCACCGGGCTCGCGTCGAAACTGACAACTTACTTAGGTTTACTACTATGGCAGTTACTGGAGACAACGTCATTGATCAGGAAGCGGTTCGAGCTGAAGTCGAAGAGTACGCGCAGGAGAACCTCGTTTTCCGCCGTGCCTTCCGTCAGATCGACAGTACCAACATCGACAACAACACCGTTGAGATCCCCGTTCTCGACAACGATTCGACGGCAGCCGGTGTCGTCGACGAGGGTACTGCGTACCCCTCGGGTGCGGACTCCACTCGCAAGGTTTCCGTCAACCACGACAAGTACGGTGTCGAAGTCGAGCTCACCTACGAGGCGATTCAGGACTCGCTCCTGGACGTCATCGCGATGCATACCGAGGAGAAGGCGCAGGATCTCGCCACTGCGCTCGACGCTGCTGCGTACAGCGTCATCACGGCCGACTCGGATGGTGATGGTAACTTCGACAACCTCCAGAACACCGTTATCGGTGACGCTGGTGGCTCGCTCGGTTACGGGGAAGTCATCGACGCGATGACGGCCCTCGAGTCGAACGCGTACGAGCCCGATCTCCTTATCGTCTCGGCTGAGTCGAAGGGCGATCTGATGAAGAGCCCCGAGTTCACTCGTGCCTCTGAGATGGGTGACGAAGTCGTCCGTGACGGCGCCTTCGGTGAGGTTGCAGGTATCCCCGTCTACGTCTCGAACACTGGCGATCTCGGTGCCGGTGAGGCCGTTATGTTCGACTCCGATCGCTACGGGATCGAGTCCCAGCGTGAGGAGATGACGTCGATGGAGTACGAGAAGGAGTCGGAGAACAAGCGTGTCATTCAGGTTCGCACCCGGAAGGGATGGAAGTGCATCCGTCCTGACGCTGGCGTCAAGATCGAAGGATAACGCCCCTACTTGGGGAGATTATCCCCATTCTAACCTACTATGGCACGAATCAATCATCACGATGTCACTGAGGTGCTCGAGACTGATCTCGATGAGGCCGAGCTCACTACGTTCATCGAGGACGCTCATCGAGTCGTCGAGGATCGGTGCTCCGATCACACTGACGACGAAGGGGCTCTAGCCACGATCGAGACGTATCTCGCAGCACACCTCGCGACGTCCAAGGATCCACGAGTGACGTCGGTTACCCACGAGGGTGTTGATGCTGAGATCGGAACGAACTCCGATCGATATTGGCACCAAGCCCTCATCATCGATCCGACGAACCGTCTCGGCCGTCCAGGTGGATTCGCGATCACTACATAGGGAACTCTCGATGCTGATGAGTGAGCCGTCTGATGACGATTCTGAGCTACCGTCTACAGTAGATCAGTGCGACGACGACATGGACGTTGAACAGTATGCGTTCCCACCCGGCCTGATGCCCTCATCTGACTACGAATTCTCCCACATTCAGGGAGACGAGATGTACGCCGTCTATCAGGACGGAAAGAAGCTCGATACTATACTGAAATCCGATACATACGAACCTATTTCCCGATAATAATGGCTGGAATTACGTTCTCTGGACTGTCTGCCGTGCTCAATAGCCTCGATTACGAGGGCTTTGGGACGGCTAAATACGCCGTCAAAGCAGACGTCGAGTACGCTGTTTACGTCGAATTCGGTACCTCCAGGAACGAAGCGCAGCCATATATGCGCCCTGCAGTCGCTGAGGCTGTTCGGAACATCGATCAGCACGTTGAAGGCGCTGATAGTGCCGATGAGATCGCTGAGTCGCTTGCTAACGCGATTGCTGACTCTGCGAGGGATAGGGCCCCAGTCGACACAGGAGCGCTTCAGAATAGCATTACGGTGGAAGAAGCATGAATATTGGAGATCAGGTGAACTCGGCACTTCGTCGATCTCACAAACGACTCACTCACGAATTTACCGTCTACAACTTCACCTGGAATCCGGACGGTGGATCGAACGAATATGCAGACGGTGATTGGGACGATCGAGACGGCTACCCCCGGGATGTAGAGGCGACGATCCGCCTTGACACCAACGAGGGTGAGTCCGGCCCCAGTGGGGCCGACGTCGCAGCCGATGTATTGATCTACGTCGATCCAACTGATGTCGACGTTCTCCCTGGTACGGAAGACGAATCTCGAGCAACTGAGTTCGTCGACAGTCGGACTGGGGCCCGATACAAGACAGTCGACGTCTATCACCAGGATTCACTGCTCGAAGTCTACTGTGAGGAACTCTAACGATGCCTGAGACGATCAACAATATCAAGCTAACTCTTCGAGATCTCCTTCGATCCAACTGGAACAACGATAACGTCCCGGTTGCTCTCGACGACACCGACATCCATACTGGATGGTACGAGGACGGCAAGGGGTTCCCACAGGTTGGAATATATAGCAACAGCGAGGGCCCGTTTGGAGGAGGGCGTACTGGTTTCAGTGCGATCGCTGGTGATGGATCTGGGGCTATCCAGAGTCGCAGTGGTACAGTCTACGTGACTGCCTTCGCCGGCTCTCGAGACGACTACGACGAGGCCGGCCTCGAGGAGTACCAGGCCGAACAGATGGCCAAGGAGATCGAGCGCATCATCGGCCGGAATCAGTCGCCTGGTGAACTCGAAACACTGGCCGTCAACTCCAGATCCGATCAAGTCGACACTGACGCGAATCCACCGGAGTACAACGCTCAGTTCGGGATTCTCTACACCTGGATGAAGACGCCACCGTAGCCCCGTCACTCGAGTTGCATCGCGTTCTAACTGACTGCTTTCATTTCATACTACTTATAACTTACAATGTCGAACCAAGCTACTAACGCAGATAGTGCGTTTCGCAACCACCGTGTTGAGTTCGTCCGTGAGGATGAGCCCGGTGTTGCACCGGCTGATCCCGAGTGGGAACTCTTCTCGGACACGCTAGATACCGCTCTCGTCTGGGAAGCTGACGCCCAGTACGAAGCCCAGCGCGGGATCGGTGACTACGAAATCCAGAACCACTTCTCCGGCGCAGAAGATCACACTGCGTCGATCGGATACCACCTCCAGCGCTTCTTCGTTGACGGTGACAACAACCCCGTTGATCCCGCTGGTGACGCGATCCTTCGCGATAGTGAGGGTGACGTCCAGAACACTCACACTATTGTCGATCGAGCCGACTACGGTGACACTCGAACCTACGTCGTCGTCCGTGGTGGCTATCCGAACATCGATGAGATTTCCGGTGATCCTGGCTCGGGCCTTCCGATCGTCCTCTCGCTCGCTTACGAGGCCAAGAAGGGCCGTATGTACAAGGTTTCGCAGCCGTCCGGTGAAACCCTCTCGGTGAAGTCGACGAGCGCTGACGACACCACGCAGACGCTTACGATCGAATCTGACGGTGGTACCACGACGGCCGAAGTCTCCCTCGACGGGACGACTGAGGTGACGACGACGGATCCGTTCGACTCGATCGATGCGTTCGAGCTCGACGAGAGTACTGCTGGTGACGTAGTTATCGCTGACTCGGAAGGGAACGAGCTCACTCGACTCCGAGGGGAGAACACCTACGATGGTGCTGAGGGAGATCTCGGTATCCCTGCTCTCGGATCCGGTTCCCACGCTGATCCGATCGGAGAGAGCTTCGAGCGTTTCCTCGACGACGAGATTACCAAGGGTGGCACCCAACTCGCTGCCGAGGTTCGCTCGGCCTCGTTCAACGTCTCGAACGGATACGAGAAGAGCGCTGTCATGGGGACTACTCAGCAGGCGATTCATACGGGCCCGCAGGAGATCGAGTTCACTGCAACCGTTGCTGGTGACTTCGAGCACCATGAGAACCTCGCGGATCACCTCGAGGGCAACGAGTTCGATCTCGTCTGGAAGTTCGATGGAGGGCAGATTACCTTCACCGGATCCGCTCTGACTGGCGTTGGGAGTGTTGGCCCGGAGAGTGGGACTGTCATCTCGACGATTGACAACACGTTCACTCCAAAGTCGATCGAACTCTCGGCCAACTAACCGAGCTGATCTTCCTTTTATCGTCGCGCTGCATCGTATTACCATTAATCTTGTGACAACTGCGGTGAGCCGTCCCCAGGCTCAATCCTAACGAGACTGACTACAATGACTGACGAAAACGAACTTTCGATTGCTGAGCCCGATGACTTCTTCGTTACTCGAGACGACGAGGACGAACTCCAGCCTGTAACGCAGCCCCTCCCTGGTGTGGAGGAACACATCCGCGTCATTCCGATGACGATGGGTGATCTCAACAAGTACGGTGGCCAGGCTGGCCAGCTGAACCCTGGCGAACTTTCGCCTGAAGAGCTGGCGGAGATCCTCAACGAACACTGGTACGACGTTCGAGAGAAGGACGACTTCGAAGTGACGGCTGAGATGGTGGAGGATGATATGATCGGCTTCGGACGAGATGCACTGATCACTGGTATTCTCCGAGCATCCGGGTACGATCTCCAGCAGGGCATCAACATGGAGAACCTCGAGATGCTCGAGCAGGTTGATGACATGGGAAAGTTAGAGAAGATGATGGAGCTGGCCGAGAAGCAGAGCTAAGAGACAAAGCACTCTGGGTGAAGCAGCTCCACGATCAGGGGTACAGCTTCATCGGCGACGAATCTTTCTACAAACTTTCACTCCCCGAAACGAGGGTTCTCCTCGAGGGAGTCAACGCTCAGAACGAGGAAAAGGCCAAGAATTCCGGCCAAACCACTGGTTCTGGGCCCCACGAACGCACTCCTGGCCAGCCCCGAGAATCGGACAAAGAGTGGGTGAAGAATCTGAATAGTGAGCAAAACAACATCTGATATTTTTGTAACATAACTAATGGCTTTCACTCCAAGTGGTGATCAGGAGCTAGCGATCGAGATCACTGCAGAGGATAATGCATCTGCTGCGTTCGCTAGTGCTGAGAGTTCCGCTCTCGACATGAAGACTGCAGTAGCGGGAGCTGGTGCTGTCCTCGCAGGGGCTGGTGTCGCTGGGCTGGCTGGCGCAGCGAGCGCTGCTGCTGATTTCGAGAGCGCGATGGTAGAGGTTGAGAAGGTAACGAACCCGGAGACAGCGGAGGAAATGTCCGGTTCGATCCGGGAAATGGCCGAGACGATCCCCCTCGCTCAGAAAGAGCTTGCAGGGATCGCAGCCGACGCTGGCCGGTTCGGTGTCGAAGGGCCTGAGAACATCGAGAAGTTCACTGAAGCGACGGCGAAGATGGCCACTGCGACTGATATGAACACCCAGGAGGCTGGGCAAGCATTCGCGAAGCTTGCCGAACTAACTGGGACGCCTATCTCCGAAGTCGAGAACCTCGGTTCTGCCATCAACGAACTCTCGAATAACACTGCAACGAGTGCCCAGGAGATCTCCGACTCGATGATGCGCTCCGCTGGTGCGCTCTCCCAGATGGGGATGACTCAGACGGAGATCGCTGGGATGTCCGCAGCTCTGAACGAAGTGAGTGAATCCTCCGAGCGTGCCGGGACTCGAATGCGTCGTCTCGGACAGGAGATGATGAATCCGAAGAAGACAGAGGAACTGGCCTCTGCGCTCGGAATGACGAAAGAGGAGTTCAAGACGATGCGAGAGGAGGCCCCCGACGAGCTCATGCTCCAGATGGCGGAAGCCATGAAGAAGGGTGGGGACGAAGCAGACGCCCTCAAAAACTCCCTCTCGACGACGTCGAGGCAGGCCCTTACTGGAATGGCCCAAAACATCGATGGGACTCGAGAAGCCCTCGAGATGTCCAGTACGGCCTACGAGGAGAACACCTCCGTCCAAAAGGAGTTCAACGCTGCCTCTGACACCTTCAACAAGAAGCTTCAGACGCTGAAAAACCGTCTGACGAACATTGGCATCGTGATGGGGAGTCAGATTCTCCCTGTCCTCATCACTGCGATGGAGCGGGTGTCCCCGTTGATCGACTCGTTCGCCGAGATGAACGAGAAGATGAACGGGATGCCCGCTCTGATCACCACCCTGGGGGTTGCGCTTACTGGACTTGGAGCGATCGCTGTCTCGGTTGGCCCCGCTATCGTCGGTGCACTCTCCCCGATCCTCGCTCCTGTTGCAGCCATCACGGCTGCTGTTGGAGCGCTCTACTACGCCTGGACGAACGATATCGGTGGAATCCAAGGGAAGACACAGGAAGCCTGGGATACTCTCAAACCGATTCTCATCGGTATCAAGGACACTCTGATGCAGGTGTTCGAGCAGTATGCGCTCCCGATGCTCAAACGCCTGCGACAGGTATGGGAGAACCAGTTCCAGGCTATTGTTGAGGAAGTCATCGAGACGTTAGAAGTGATCTCGAATCGGATCCAACCCGTTCTCAACTTCCTCGAGTCGTTCTGGCAGTCCCACGGCGACTCCGTGATGACGATCGTCCAGACGGTGTTCGATGCGATTGAGCTCATCGTCACGACGGTTATGCGGTTGATCTCTACGCAGATCCAGATTGTCCTCAACATCATCCAGGGTGACTTCGATGAAGCTCTCAAACTTTGTCTGGACTTCTGGAAGACGACGTTCAACGAGATACTCTCCTTCCTCACTGGATCCTTCACGAAGGGGCTCAAGGCCGGATTGAAAGCAATCTTCGGCTTCATCAAACAGATATTCGTAGGAATCTACAACTTCCTGATTGGAAATTCGATCGTCCGTGATACCTTCAACGAGATCATCTCGTTCATCAAGGGAACCTTCTTCAAGAAGCTGAAGACGCTCTTCACGTCGATCTTCAACTTCTATAAGACGATCTGGACGAAGATCTTCAACTTCTACGTCAGCACCTGGCAGTCGATCTTCACGCAGACGAAGAAGTTCCTCACGAAGGCCTGGAACTTTATCCGATCCACTCTCAACAAAATCTTCACCTTCTACAAGACGATCTGGAATAAGATATTCAACTTCTACGTGGGAATCTGGACATCGATCTACAACAAGACGTCGAAATGGCTCGGAAAGGCGAAAAGTACCCTCCAAAACACCCTCAAATCGACTGCTCGGTGGGTGAAAACCACCGGAAAATCCCTCCTCACAGGCGGATTTGAGGCCGTAAAAGACGCTATTTTAGGGGTATTTGACACCCTGAAAACGGAGGCATTCGACACCATCGTCTCCCTTGGACAGGAGGTTCTCGACGAAATTCGGGAGATTATCTCCGATCTACAGGAAACCTTCAACGATGCGATCCCGGACGAACTGAACGTCCCTGAGATCACTGTCGGTGGAGGTGAGATCGACATCCCATCGAAGTCGGTTGATAAGCCGGATTGGCTCGGTGGTGGTAGTGTTAGTGTCGGTGGCGGAGATATCAATATTCCGAGTGAAGATGTTGGTGGCCAGTCCCTGGATATGCCCCAGCTGGCCGACGGTGGTATCGTCGATAGTACGACGATCGCGATGATCGGTGAGGCCGGACAGGAGGCCGTTGTTCCGCTCCAGAAGCTGAGCAACTATCTGGACACGGCGTACGAAGTTGGCCGTCAGACAGCAACTGAGCCGGCCTACAACGAAAGTACTGGTTCCAGTTCCTCTTCGATCACTGCTCGACTCAAGATCGAGGGTGACGGCCAGCTCGCAGAGATCATTCGCGAACATGCTGAGCTCGTCGTCGAGGAGAACGAGGCAGAAAAGAGCGCCCGAATCAGCCGACTGTAGCGAACAACAACTCCAATTTTCCTAACTATGACTGACGTTTCTTGGCAAGTTCATACAGATACGTCTGGAACCATCACTGTTCCAGGTGCAATCGGTGGCTCTCTGCCCTCGATTGGCGTCGGTGACGATGTGAGTCTCACGTTTATCACGGACTCCATTTCCGACTCCGACTTCGAGGTGCTTCGAGAGTACGTCCGATTCGCGAACGGTTCAACGACGAATACTGGCATCGACATTCGAGGCAAACCGTGGTATCACGAGTCGATTCATCCGCAGTCTGACTTCAGTTCCCAGCTGATCAAACTCGAGCCGAGTACCGGTGTCACTGATGCTCGAACGTGGTGGGCTGTTATCACTGGAGCATCATATTCATCTACCACTGTGGGAACCGGCCGTCGGATTACGCTCGATCTCTTCATCCTAGCTGAGGCTTCTGACTACTCTGGACGACAGTACGTCGAAGAAGAATTCGAGGGAGGACTATGAGCTATACACTGACTATTGGTGCTCCACTCGGAGGGAGCCCCGACTACGAGATTACTCGATTCGACACGCTCGATATTACAGAGGGGGCCTCATCGATGGGCTCCTGGACGGCGACTCTCCCTACTGAGCAAGCATTCGACACCAATATCTACAAATCTATCTGGATCTACTTCAACGGAGATCTCCTCTTCAGAGGTGAACTCGAGTCGTACGAGACTGACTACGATGGATCCACGACTACGATCGACGGCCGAGGCCTCCTCGTCGAGCTCGATCGGAAGACGACGATCACCTCGTACAGTAACACCACTGTCTACGACGCGCTGAATGATTTCTGGGGGAATCTGAACTACGACGCGACAATTCTCCCCCCGAACCGTGTTCACTTCGATAAAACGTATATCTCGAACAACGATCATAAACACCTCTGGAGCTGGAATCCTGGGAATCCACTTCAGACAGACGGCGTCTACGTCGAGCGTAATCGGCTCGTCTTCGATACGACGAATACTGTCCTCGACGATCAGGAGCCTGATTCTGGTGATCAGAAAAATACGTTCGTCACTGAGACGACTACCGATCGTGTTGGATTCATTGTCGTCACGGACGAGCCGATTAGTTGGCTCAGAGCCGGCGCCAAGCAAATGGAGAACCAATGGGATATTGTAGAGGAGCAGTGGGACGTCGAGGATCACACCCACCCGCAGCGCGTCCACACCTTCGATCTCACGTTCTCCAGTGCATCCTACGATCAATTCCGTCCGATGCTCGAGAGTGGATCGGAGACGTTTGAAGTACTTCGGACTGAAGTCTTCGCTCCTGATCAGGACGGCTTCGTGACGATCGACGACACTACCCTCGAGGGAACTACGTTCGAGGTTGCCCAGGAACTCCACGAGAAGGGATCCTACCAGTTCGCAGTTCGAGACTACGAGAACCGTGGTGTCGACGCGTTCCCTGTTGGTGCAACGAAGGGAGAGCCCGACTGGCGAATCACATCATCGACGCAGTCGAAGGACTACACCGACTACGCGAACAAAGTCACTGTCAAGGGTGCTGAGCTCGACGATGGTTCCTCGTACACTGCGACGGCCTCGCACCAAGACGAGATCGATCTGATGAACAGTCGAGGGGTAGGGGATGACGGTGTCATCGAGAAATTCGAGAAGTCCCTCGATCTTGAAACGCAGGCTGAGGTTGAGGATCGAGCAGACGGCCTCCTTGAGGAGTCGATCAACGAACGTGACGAGTCAGGATCGCTCGAGATCGTCCCCGAGATGGTGATGCCGGGGTACTCCTACAACGTGAGTGCCTGGGGGGATGCGTTCCCGTATGGCTCTCAGATCGCCAGCAACTCCCTCTATTTGGATGGGAGTAGCCACGTCGACTTCAGCTACGAATTCTCCACTGAGGACGGAACGGATCACCCTGGAGACTACTGGACGTTCGAGTACCTGATCCGTCCAGAGGGGCTTCCCGATCTTGGAGACGAGGAGTACTACGTCATCCATAGTTTCGGTGATCAGGATTCGTCGAACTGTGAAGTTCGACTCTACGGTGATGGGAGCATTCAGCTCTTCGATCCCGATCAAACGTATCGGACTCGGACTGGCCCAGGAATCATCGATAACGATTACGGGCAGCGGTTATCTATCATCTGGGGGCCGTCTGTTGACTACCGAAAAATCCTCGTCAATGGCCAGGTAGAGTGGGAGGCTACTATGGATGGGTATGTGACTGATGTCCCCTACGGAATGTACAAAGAGAACCGCCTGGGGGCCGATATGAATGGATCCAACAACTTCGTTGGTGGACTCGACGATGTTCGGCTCTGGACGTCTGCAGATAGCGTCCAGTCTGATCAATGGATTTTCGAGCACGCATTCGAAGATCTCGTCAAAACGGAAACCAACCTCGAGGCAGCTGGCGTCTACTATCGATTCGACGACGACTCAGATACCTCGAAAGCACCTAACTTCGGTGCTGCTCAAGCGCCGTATTCTGTAGGAGCTGATGGGGGCTCTGGTGGAGGCTCCGCAGCGTCGATCAACGGTGTACAGTACCAGGGAAACCGTGGCCAACTAGACGAGATTCAGTATTCACTCGGAAGTGGTGGAACGCTCTCCCTGGACTTCGATATCTCTGGGAGAATCGATACCGAGCTGATCCTCGCAAAGCGCGAAGTTCGGAGAACGAGGAGCGTTCTCTGAGGAAACTACACCTACCCTTTGTCGCAGAGTATGTCGAAAGTAGCCCTCCCTATTGGCCTCCTGGATACGATAATCGCTCTCATAGTAGGGACTATTACGGCGTTACTGGGTATCATCTACCGTCGTCTTAGAAACCGAATAGAGGGCCTTGAAGACGATCTGGAGGGGCTTAAGGACAAGAAGGACGAATTGGACAATGAACACGCAGAAACCCATCAGAAGCTCGATACTGTCTTTGCATGGGCTTTTGGCAACGATGAAGACAGTACTGATCGAGGTGTCTCTGGGGATATCGAAGTACGGTTCGACGAGCTCACTGAGGAGTTGGAGCAAATCAGGGAGCAACTCGACGATCGTCACGAGGAAATCCGTAACAAGATCGATCAGCTAATCAACGCTCTCCACGACGAGGAGTCCCTCGAGTTCGATCGAGACGACATCGAGTGAGTTCCAGAACTCCGTGGAGTAGAGGTTCGGAGGTGGGGGTAGAAACGGTGATTCTTTTCCTACTATAATATAGTTATACTCACTGAACTATTTCTCAGGATACCTATTAAAGCTACCGGATGTTCGCAGTCGCTATTACTCCCCGATGACGCTCCTGATGGGATAGGAGTTGAGGGGAACCCAGTCAGTCTCGATTAGGGTTGTTACAGTTTTTATGGTTGTACCCCAGCCTTAGCGATATCTTCGAGTCGTAATCCTCCCCAGATGGTTATTATTGCGCCAATTAAAGACAAAATACATCCAAAGCCAATATACAAATCTGACGTACCAATTAACCAATTAATATAAAGAAGAGTGAGGAGTGCTACAATTAGTCCGATAACACCAAAAATAGTACCCTGATGCTTCGGTATAGCATTAAAAAATAGCATTGAAACGACAATAATTGAACCTAATAGTCCGAAATATCCGTATCCAACTTGCGCGCCTGTTGCGGATCCAAGAGGGTTTGTTGCCCAGGGGAAAGCTGCTGCCACAAACATAAATAGGGATCCTGTCAAGACAGTTAGCTCGTATTTATTCAGTGACGATAAAAAGCCACTTTCTGTTTCGTCTGAGTTTGGTGCAGGAGAGTTCTGATTTGCCCCACACTCAGGACAGAACTTTGATTCCTCTTCGATTGATTCACCACACTCCCTACAAAACGTTTGGTTATTAATTGTCTCCTCTTCTAGAGCCATGTGTTCCACGGTTACTAGTCAGTACATATGAATTATTTGGCGGGAAGCATAGTTACCGTCAGAATCATAAAAATAGAGATGCTATATAGAACCAAGCAAAACGTCGACACCATGATCAAGTCCAACTGCACCTAGTTGAAGAGCGATTTGAGGTTGATATTCTCGAGCCGTGTTGAGGAGTTGTTCTAGCTTAGATTTGTCGGGATCTTCCTTTCCAATCTCTTCAGTGAATTCTTCGACAATAGCCTTGAGCTCCTTCTTATCGTCATCAGGCATCATCTGATGGTTAATCATCTCGATGATGTTCTCCACCGATACGGATTGCTCCACCTGTTGATTTGCTTCAAAATGAATAGTAGTGAAACTCTCGGCCGTGGATGGTTCGCGAAAGTCACTCGTATCGAGTTCTAGTACATCAGCTATTTTTAGACAGTTCTGTTTGATCTTTTGTACGAATTTCGGATGGACGCTTTTGACTCCCCATCCATCTACACTAATAGGATCAATATTTTGTATCACTTCGTTATCTTTATACTCATTCTGGTAGGACTCAAGGAGATCATTAAACTCTTCTACTAATGTTACTCCAACCATCCTTGCATCACCTCGGTTTTGTGCCTCCTGTGACTCGTCAAATATTCGTTTTAGAGTCTTCGCTAGATACTCATCATCCAT